CACGGGCGAGCGCGGCGGGATCGGCGTCGGCCGTCGGGGTCGGCGAGGCGGCGGGCGGCGGGGCGGGAGTACGGGTCATCGTCGGGGCCTCCTTCGGGCTGACGGCCGCGGGATTGGTCGCGATGGCGGCCAGCGGGCGGCGATTGGTCCAACCCGCCGCGCTGGCGATCGTGCGCAGCGCCTCGGGGGCATGCATGTAGACGCGATAGTCGAAGGCGGTCGGCGGCATGGCCATGTCGCCGCAGTCCTCGCCGTCGTCCTTGCCGTCCTCGGTCTCGGGATCGGGGGTGCCGGACGGAGCGTCGGCGGCGGCGACGAGGCCGACGCGATCGGCGTAGCCCCCGGCGACGGCATCTTCGGCCGTCAGCCACGTCTCGGCGATCATCTCGGCGCGGCATTCCGCGGCCGAACGGCCGGTCTTGGCGGCATAGATCGCCGCCATCGACGCACCGATCTTGTCGAGCATCACGGCGGAGGCGTTGTGATCCTCCATGTCGCCCCAGGTGATCGTCGAGGGGTCGTGGATCATCATCATCGCGCCGAGGCGCATCACGACCTCGTCGCCGGCCATGGCGATGATCGAGGCGGCGGAACAGGCGGAGGCGTCGACGATGCAGGCGACCTTGCCGCGATGGGCGGCGAGCGCCGAGTAGATGGCGAGGCCTTCGAAGACGTAGCCGCCGCCGGAATTGATGCGGACGGTGACGGGGGCATCGGGGCCGAGCTCGGCGAGGGCGGCGATGACGTCCATCGAGTCGAAGCCGTCGCCGCACCAGTCCTTTCCGACGGTGCCGTAGAGCAGGATTTCGCGACCATGGAGAACGTTCATGGCAGACCTCAGCGTTTGGCCGGCTTGACGGGCGCCGGATCGGGTTCGGGTTTGGAAGCGGCGCGACCCTTGGGCCGGCGTGCATCGCTGTCGAAGGCGAGACCGAGGTCGTCGGCCCGGGCATTGTCGGCGGCCTGTTCGGCGTCCATCTGGTCGAGATCGTCGCCGGCCTCCTGCATCTGGCGGCGGCGCGACTTGAAGCCGGCGCGAACCTCGGCCTCGCGCGCCTCGACGTCCTGCACCGGGTTGATGTAGGGCCAGGCCTGCGGCACCCAGGTCGCGCGGCGGAGGCGGGCGGGATCGATCGAGCGCGGCAGCGTGATCGCGCCCGAGAGCAGCGCCAGATCGGCCCATCGCGCCAGGATCGGGCGGCAGAACTGTTGCACCACCCAATGGTGCTGCCACATGGCGCAGCGGCGGCGGAACTCGTTGACGGCGGCGCGCCATGTCCGATCGTTGACCATCGAATAGTCGCCGGTCAGCTGCTCGTAGAGGATGCCGGCGGCGATGGCGACGAGGCGATGCTGGTCGCGCTTGTAGTCGGCGTAGTCGTCGCCCGGGCGCGGCGGCGTCGAGAAGGTGATCTGCTGACCCGGCGCCAGCTCCTGGATGGTGCCAGGGTCGAGCGCCGCCATCGTCGTCCCGTCGGCCGCCGTCGCACCAGCGACCATCGGATGCTCGCCGTCCTCGGCCTCGCCGTGACTGGAATCGTAGGCGAAGCCGGCGAACATCGCGGCGATCTTCTGGCGCAGCAGCTGCGCGTCGTCGTAGCCGTCGAGATCGTGCAGCTTGAGGATGGTCCGCACGATCCACGGTTCGCCGCGCAGCATGCCTGCACGTCGGATGGCGCGAAGATGGACGATGTTCTGCGCCGAGACCGGGGCAGGCGTCAGATCACCCACCGAGACCGAGGCGTTCCAGTCGAGCGGATGGCGGCCGTAGAGCCAGTAGGCGACCCGGCGGCCGATCTTGTCGAATTCGATGCCGCCGCGAACCTCGTTGCCGTTGGGCAGCGTCTCCCACCGCTCCTCGGGGCAATATTCCGCCTCGAGAAGCTGGATCTGCAGCGGGACCGAAAGGCCGTCGGACGGGAGGCGGAAACGAAGACGGCCGAAACAGTCGCCACCCTCGAGCATGGAGGCGACGGCGAGCGCCTGCTGACCATAGAAGTCGAGACCACCGTCGGCGTCCGATTCGTCGGTCCACGCGTCGAACAGCTTGGCGAGATCGGCGTCCAGAGACCGATCGCTGGTCGAGAACTGCGGCCGGATGCCGGTGCCGATGATGTTCGGCACCATCACCGACCAGATGATTCCGTCGGCGAGGCCGTTCTGACGGACGAGGTCGTGCGAGCGGGCGCGCAGCTCGGGCAGGGCCGCGCCGAGAAGGGCATTCGGGCCGCTCTGCGGCGCCCGCCAGCGCGAAAGACGCGGACCGCGGCTGGCGGCATCGTAGCCGGCGGCGAGGGACGGACGGATCTCGGCCGCCGAAGCGACGATCGGCGCCTTTTCGCGCAGCCGGACGCGGAAGGTTTCCATGATCAGAACCCCTTCGACGTGCGGAACAGAATGCGGCGGCGGCGCGGGCGGCCGGCAGCTCCGGCGAGATCGGCCTTCATCATGCCGAGCGTCTGTCGCATTTCCTCGAGATCGCGATAGGTGACCTCGCGATCGGCATAGCGGACGCGGACGGCGCCTTCGGCAATCGCCGCCTGGAGGCGGTCGACCTGATCCTGCGTATAGGCCATGAGACCCTCGGGTGTCAGAGAAGGGACGAACGCGAGCGACGAAGGACGCGAGCGCCGGGTCGCGACGCGGACGGAGCCGCCGGCGCAGCGGGCGCAGCCGGTAGAGCCGGACGAGACGGCATGGCCGGCGCGGCGGCGAAGAGGTCTTCCAGATCACCCTGACGTTCCGGCGGCGGCGTCTCGCGCTCCAGTTCGAAGCGATCCCAGAGCGTTTCGGACGGATCGTCGCCGAGAAAGCGGAAAGCGGCGGCGAGGGCATAGACGAAGGTGTCGAGCGCTTCGTTGCGGAGGCCTTCTTCCAGCTTCCATTCGTAGGAGATCGCGCCGTTTCTCCGACGGATCTCGCGGCGGCGCTCCGACGTCAGCTGCTGGTAGTAGTCGTCCGGAAGGCCACGCGGGAAGCCGATGTAGCCGACCTCTTCCGGGTTCGACTTCTTCAGGTGGTGATAGATCTTCAGCTTGAACGGCGACGTTCCGACATTGTAGAAGCGCCCGCCATACCGCCGGAGTTTGCCGGCGCGATTGCGCTCTTTCTTGACCGCCGCGAGCTTCGGGCAGGAATCGCCCGGCATGCCACGGACCATCATGACCACGGCGGCGGGATGCCGCTTCGCCCAGGACAGGACGTCGTCGGTATAGGCGTTGCCGTCGATCGCGATGCGGTCGAGACCGATGTCGCGGCCGACGGCGTTGCGCCAGGTCGATTTGACCAGTCGATCGAGCGCCTCGCGCGTCGCCTCGTCCGAGATGTGGCCGTCGATCACGCCGCAATCGACGACGAAGGCGCCTCGATTGCGGGTATGCGCCAGGACCTGCCACTCGACGCGATTGCCCTGCACGTCGATGCCGCAGGTGAGAACCAGTCCGCCGAGCGGGATGGTGGCGCGGCGGTGGCCGATCTCCTCGGCGCGGGTGCGGATCTCCTCCCAGGGCGGCGCTTCGCCGGAGGTCTCGAACTCGAGGCCAGCGACGTCGTTCAGGAACGTTCGCTCGCTGTCCTGCGATCCTCTCGCCTTGATCCAGGCGTGGGCGATGCGGGCGAGCGTCTGGAGCGGCGAATAAGCCGACCAGAGATGGAACGACCGATGATGCCGGACGACCTTCGGGTTGCGGGCGACCCATCGGCCGCGAACGGTAATCGCGGCCCGATGATGGTCGTGGATCTCGCAGCCGCAGGCGACGCAGGTGAAATGCGCGTCGTCGACGAAGCCGGCTTCGATCTGGGCTTTCAGATTTTCCCAGCGCAGGACCTGATGGACCTGACAGTGCGGGCAGGGGACTTCGAACTCTTCCTGACTTCCTTCGGCGTAGTTCTTCGAGATTTTGCACCCTGGATTGACCAGCGGCGTCGAGATCTTGAAGATCTTGGCGAATTCGACGGCCTGCGATCGGCTGTCGGCCTGTCCTTCCGGGTCGCCGGCGTCGTTGACGACCCATTTCGACAGGTCGTCCTGGACCTGATACTCGGCCGTCAGCATCGACAGCGAGGCCGGCGAGTTGGCGCCGGAGATCTGCAGCTTGAAGGCGCCGTCGGCGCGCTCCTTGTAGAGCACCGAATCCGACTGATCGCGCGACGACTTCGGATAGAGGTCGCGGACGATCGCCGTCGATTCCATCAGCGGCCGAAGTTTCAGCTTCGACCAGCGTCGGGCGTTGTCGTCCGTCGGGTGGACGTAGAGCAGCAGGCCCTTGGCGCGCGCCATGAGCGAGAGCGTGAAGATCACGGCGGCGATCGTGCCGCCGAGCTGTGCCGACTTCTTCAAGGTCACGACGCGGCAGGGATCGGACGGCGACAGTGCCCGCAGGATCTCCGAGAAGAAGGGGAAGGCCCGTTCGTTGTAGGGGCCTTGGAAGTCCCGGCTTTCGGCCTCCGAGAAGACGATGTGATTGCGGGCGAAGTCGAGGTGGTCGACCGGCGGCAGCGGGCGCCAGGCCGAAGCCATCGCGCGAGCGGCGATCCGGTCGGCGTTGGAGACCTCGACGACGGGGATCATCACGGTTCCTCGGTGACGTCGTCGAGCGTCGGCGGCATCGCATCGGCGGCGGTGTCGAGCGCATCGGCGGTGCGGGACCGGAAGTCGTCGAAGACCGCACGAAGGCGGTGGAGAACGTCGCGCTGCGTGATGCCGAACTCGGCCGCCAGGGCGGAAGCCATGTCGGGCAGGACGCCGGAGAATTTCGCGATCATCTGCGCCGCGATCTGCCCCATGGAGCGCTCGACGTCGGCCGCGAGAACATAGCGGCCGAGACGTTCGCGCTCTTCCTCGAGCATGCGTCGCGACTTCGCCCGCTCCTGCAGCAGCTTCTCGCGCTTGATCTGGTCTTCGATCGGGTCGAAGGCGGGGAGCTGCGGCGGTGGCGGAGGCTGTTCGAAAAGCAGAGGCGGCGCCTCGCCGATCGTGGGGCGCGGAGGCGGCGGAGGCGGCGGTGTGGCCGCGAGGCGCGTACCGATGCCGTTTCCGCCGAAGCGCTGCGTCGCGTCGAGCCGTCCGCGCAGCTGCTGCTGCGCGATCGACACGACGATGCGGGCGCTTCTACCGGAACCCGTCAGTGCATCCGCAGTGATCTTCCCCTCCGAGATCCACTGCGACACGCGTCCGGCCGTTACGTTGCAGATCTCGGCAAAACGTCCCTTGGTGACGATGTCGTCCTCTACTTGAGCCGTCATCGCCTCTTTAGCCGTTCTATAGGCTTCGCTAAAGTTTAGGCTTTAGCCCAATCTCTCTCTACCGAAATGCCGGGGTCCGAATTACCCGTGGTCGGGTTTGAGGGCCAGGGTCCCCCGGTTTATCGGGCGGTCTCGATGGCCCTGGCGAAGGCTTGGTCGAAGTGGACCGGGAAGCGCTCGGCGACGACGCGGGCGGCGACGCCGAAGAAGTCGAAACGCGGCTCGTAGGTCGGCTGCCGCACGACGACCAGAACGACCTTCAGCCCGTCCGGCTCTCTTCGGACGATGAACGATTTGCGCATCGACCCTTGCCGCAGCACGAAGTACCGCGGACGCTTCGTCCTCCGGCGCGACCGCTCCGTGGCGTTGTAGACCGCATCGCGGCTGGCCTTGAGGTCCGAGAGGATCTGGACGATCTGCCCCCGGCCCATGTTGCCGTAGGCGTCCAGCTTGGCGTCCTTGCCGGGCACGGCGAAGGCGCCCGACGGCAGGATGCCGGCCGATCTCAGCAGCGCCTCGAACCCCTTGGCGAGGCGCGGGCCGCCCTGGACGTTCGGATCGAACCAGTGACGCGGCTTCGAGGTGCCCGTCGCGAACTTCTGCGAGACCTCGGCGACCTGGCTTTCCTTGGTCGCCGGCGTGACTTCGAAGGCGTTGAGCGAGAACGGCGTCGGACGGTCGAACACCGCCCGCATCTCATCGCGCTCGGCTGCCCTCACGTCGAGAGCCGTCTTCGTCAGGGCGACGGCCGTCGCGAAGGGGAGTTGCGCCTTGCCGATGTTGTCGAAGGCCTTGGCGACGTCGAGGACGTTCGACCGAACATCGAACCCCATGCCGACCCCCGACAACGACGAAGCCCCGACTGCATCTCCGCGTCGGGGCTTCTTTCTATCCGTGGATGAACCTGCCAGACCGTCACCCGCACTGTCAAGCGTTCTGCGAAAAATTTTTCACGAACCCCCATGACCTGACCGGCGCTTCGCCGCGCGGCGCGGCGGGGTGTCCGGCGAAGGAGATAGGGCGACGAGCAGCACCCGCCCCGCGCGCCCACCGCCGAGCCACGGCATTGAGGCCGCGCCATCATCGATCAGCGCATGGTCGGCGAGTTGCCCGGCGACGGCCGCGGCAAGGGCGCGCAGCGCCGTGCGCCAAAGGACGTGCCGCGCCCTGTCGACGACCGTATCGTCGTCGAACGGCATCACCGCCATGGCTGGATAGGCGTCCGCGATCCTGCGCCGTCCGCCTGGCGTCGGAGGCACGTCCACCTCGACGTCCGCCCACCGAATGGCCTCCCCCTCCTCGTTCCAGTCGACGGCGCGTCGCGCCTTGCGACGCCAGACGAGCGTTCCGTTCGGCCGCTTGACCTGCCCCCATGTCGCCGCCGCCATCCGCCATTCCGGCGCGCCGAGAAGCGCCGAACGGACGAGAAGGGCATCCAGCGGAAGCTTGGCGCGGCGGGCGCCTGCAGCATCGATCGCCACCACGCGCCCCAGCGCTTCGATCGCCCGCGGCATCATCCATGCCAGCGCCTCGCGGCCGGCCTCGTCGCCCTGCCGCTCGCCGACCCGCCAGACGAGATCGCCGACGAGCCAGGCCGGATCGATCTCGGCGAGGACCGGCCCGCCGTCGGCGCAGAGACGCTGCAGCGCCTCGCCGACCACGACGGCATCGGGATGGACGTCGCCCGCCCCGCCGACGTCCGGAACGACGCCGTACCGGTTCTCGTCGATCACCGTCAGCAGCTTGACGTAGCTCTCCGTCGCGCCCCAGCCGGAGCCCATGCCGCCGCCGAGGCCGGCGGTCTCGCGCTCTTTCGGCCATTCGTCGACGACGCACCAGCGCACGAGCTTCTCGATGGATACCGCGATCATCTCGACCTCCCTCGCCCGTCAGGCCACGCGCTCGGCTTCCGCCGCCGCGAAAGCCCGGATCACCGCCAGCGCGCCCTCGTAGCGACCCGGATGACGGCGATCCATCGCCGCCTTCTCCGCCGCCCCGGCCGCCTCGTAGGCGTCGACATAGGCCTCGGCCTGGGCGAGGATCGGCGCCGGACCGCTCGGTCGCCGGCCCTCGGTCGGCCGCGCCGCGGACGGCACGAATTCGGCCGTCGGTGCCGACCTGATCGCCGAGACGCAGGCCGCATGCGACGGAAACGTCGTGTATTTCCACGTCTGGCGCAGCGCTTTGACGGCGGCCCGCAGCTGGTACTGCGTCACCGCCGGGCAGTCATCGACCAGCGCCTCGGCGATGGTGGGGATGTCGCCGCGCGGCTTGGCGAAGAGCGCGAGCAGCGGTTTCAGGAAGTCGTCGACGATCATCGTGGACATCGGATCACCTCGGGTCGGCAAGACGGGCATTGGCTTCGAGGCGACGGCGCGCCTCGGCGAGATCGTCGGCGATCGTCGCCGCCTCGGCGGCGGCCGATCGGGTGGTCGGTGGCCGGTCGCGCGCCTCGCGGATCGGCTCGACGAAATAGCGCCAGGATCGCGCCGGCCGCGCCATCGCCGCGGCCTTGGCGCGGATCACGGGCAGGATCTCGCGATCGAGATCGAACCCCTCGACGAGAAGATCGAAGATCGGCGCGACGACGAAGAGATCGGGGGACGGATTGTCCTCGTACCCCGCTGCGGCGCGCAACATCGCGACGAGACGTTCGGATGAGAGACCGGAGACATCGGAGCCGCACGACGGCACGGCGGCTGCCACGGGCTCGCTCTCGCTCGCCCTCTCCGACTCTCCTCTCTGCTGCTGCCTGTGAGAGGAACGTATATCTCTGGTATCTGGCCTCTGAGTAATAGGTGTTCCCGTAGGGGACCTATGGGGTGACCTATTAGGGTCGTCATTTTCTCCTTTCGTTTCAGCCTCTTGCTTCCATCGCTTGGTGACGGACTTCGCCCCTTCCTTCGCGGCTTTTTCGTCCCGGATCATGCGGCGGGAGGTCACGGTACCGTTGCGGGCAAGGGAGAACACACCTGCGGTCTGAAGCTCGGCCAACCAGGCGGAGACTTCGTCAGGCGATGCGCCGACCATGCGCGCTAGGGTATCGACGTCCACTTTCTTGCCGTTGAGCAGGAGATGCCCACGGGGCTCCGCCTCGTGCATCAGGCAGAGGATTTCCATCCAGAGGCCGCGCGCCGCCATGGAGACGGCGCGCAGCGCCTGGTCGCCCCGCCAGTCGCGGGGGTAGAACTTGAACCACGGACGGGCAGCCATCAGCCGGCCTCCATCATCCGAACAAGGAACCCTGCACGGGCGCAGCCTCGCGCAGCGAGGCGAGGCGCGAGAGTTCTGAGCGCATGAGCCGCCGCCAGAGGGTGAACGCCGTTTCCGAGCAGCCGCAGGGCATCTGGGCGGAAGGCGTCGAGGCGGCGAGCGAGAGCTGCGTCCATCCCTCCGGCCAGCCCATCAGCCACTCGACGAACGAAGGGTTCAACCGCAGGCGCGAGGTCGGGGCGGGCGGCGAGGATACGTCTCCAGTCGTCGGTCGACCCAGGTCCGGGAGGTGTGTGTCCGAATTCGTCTCGAAGAGGCGGGCGGCCTGCGTCGCCAGCCCGTCCCCCGCCTTCGGCGAGATGCCGGCACGGTTGTGGTTGCCCTTCACGGTCGGCGTCGCCCAGATCTTCGATTGATACGCCAGATCGATCTGGCCCTTCCTCCCATCCAACTTTTTCCCGGTCGCCGATATCGACCCCGGCGCGAACGAGCGCCCGCCGTTTGGAACAGTTGGCGTCGCCCAAACCTGTTCCGACGCATAGTCCAGACGGTCGCCGCGCATCTTCCCATCCGCGCGCACCATCGTCGGGCCGCTGCCCTTCCAGTCCGAAGCCGTCGGTGTCGGCCAGGCCGACACCGTTGGAACCTCCCACACCTTGGTCAGGACGTTCAGAGAGGTGATGCAGTTTCGCGGGCCGCCCTTCATTCGCGCTTTCATCGCCATGTGCGCGTCGGGCGACTTCTGGTCGTCTTGAGCGACCGGCGTCGGCCACGCCGAGGATGAAGAGCCGTTCGCGCTCGTGGCTCGCGCCGACTTCCGCCGCCGAGAATAGTCCGAACGCGCGCTCGAAACCGAGTCGGCCCAGGTCACGCCAAACGCGCTCCGCGCCTCCGCTCGAGAGCATGCCGCGAACATTCTCGATGAGGACCCACCACGCGCCGGACTGGACGACGATGCGTCGCGCGGCGCTCCACAGGTCGCGGGGATCGTCTCGGCCGAGGCGTCGGCCGGCGACCGAATGAGGCTGGCACGGGATGCCGCCAACGACGCCGTCCACGAGGCCACGGAAGCCTCGAGCCGGGAGGGTTCGCACATCCGACCACACAGGAGCCGGAGCCATGAGGCCCGCTTCCATTGCCGCGACCAGAGTCGCGACGGCCGGGGCTTCCCTCTCCACCAGCACGACCGCTCGAGCAGCAGGCATTGCCAGCTCGACGCCGAGATCGAGCCCTCCGCCTCCGGTGCAGAGGCTGATGTAGTGATTTGGTCCGGGGGCGGAACGTAGAGCCACATGTCACCCCACTGCCGCGAAGAGGTCGCCCGTCCGACCGTGGGTCGCGGCGTCCTCGAGGTTCTTGACGGCCTGGCGGAAATACGCCGGGTTGAGCTCGGTCCCGATGAAGCGGCGGCCCTCCTGCAGGCTCGTCCAGCCCTCGGAACCGATCCCCATGAAGGGCGAGAAGACGGTTTCTCCCGGACGGGAATAAAGCCTCAAGGCGCGGCGCGTGATGTTGAGCGGCATCGGGCAGAGATGCTTCTCGTCCTTGTCGGAGCGCGCCACCTTGACGTTCAGGACGTCGGTCTCGGGCAGGTCCTGCACGCCGAAGTTCCACACCGGCGAGGCGAGGTCCTGCCACTCCTCGACCGGGAAACTCTCCTTGGTGTGCGTCACCGGAACGACGTCCTCGCCGTCCTTCGCCCACCTGCGGAAGACCAGCAGATATTCGGGCAGGCCCTGGCGCGAGAAGGTCGAATCGGCCCTGAGCGTCTTCCACAGGAGCCCGTGCGCCTTGGTCTTCTGCATCTCGCGGACGGGGTCGCGCCAGATCGTGATGCGCGAGTGCAGGTCCCACCCCTCCTCGAGGTGGATGCGCGTGCATCCGTCCGAGAAGGGCCTGAGGCCGGCCGTGCCGCGCTCGCTCGAATTCTGGTAGTAGACGAGGTCCTTGACGTGGATCGCCGTCAGGCGGCCCGGCCGCGTCGCGGCGAAGAGGGCGCGCACGAGGTGGCGGTACTGGTCGAAGAACTCGTCGTCACTGGCGCAGTTGCCCATGTCGGCGACGCTCTCCGAATAGATGTAGAGCGACGAGAACGGCGGCGAATAGACCGAGAAGTCCACGCTTCCCGGCGGCAGCGCAGCGGTGAAGGGGACGCAGTCGGCGCAGTAGGCGGCGAAGCGCTCGCCGTGCGCCTGGTCGATGACACGGGTATCGGGGGTGTCCGGGGGGGTCACGGGCGCGCCTCCATCCAAGCGGGCAGGGCCAGCGGGATCGCCGGCCGATAGTCGTGGCGAACGCGGCGCACCTCGACGGCGCGGCGCATCGCGGCATACATCTCGGTCTTCATCGCCTCGTGATCGCCGCTCTTGCGACTGATCACGTCCCAGATCGCCCGCTCGGTGTCGGCCATGGCGACATGGCATTCGACGGGGCGCGTCTGCCCGAAACGCCAGCACCGCCGAACCGCCTGATAGAAGGCCTCGTAGGAGAAGCTCAGCCCGACGAAGGCCATGCGGGCGCAGTGCTGCCAGTTGAGACCGAATCCGGCGATCGACGGTTTGGAGACCAGCACCCGCACGCGGCCCTCCGAGAAGCCGACGAGGCGGTCCTCCTTGACCTTCTCGGACATCGAGCCGCGCACCTCGACGGCATCGCGGATGCGCGCCGTCAGCGCATCGGCCTCGTAGTCGGTGTCGCACCACACCACCCAGGCCTCGCCGGGCTCGGCATTGACCACCTCGGCGATGCGATCCGCGCGGGCATCCGCCGTCAGGCGCTTCTCGCGATGGATCGCCGTCGCCGACGTGTCGGGGATGCGGAAGAGCAGGCCGCCGGTATCGACGCCGATGTCGGCCCGGACCTCGTGCCGGACGAGCTTCAGCTCGGGCAGCGCGAAACCGGCATCGTCGTGGCCGAGATCGGAGGGGCGCGACAGACACCGCGCCCAGCTCGCCACCCACGACCAGAACGGCCGCACGGCATGCCCCTTGAGGCGATAGCGCCCCATGTTGGTCTGGTCGGCGATGAAGAACCGCGTCAGCATCTCCGACGAGGACATGGCGCCGAGGAACTGCGAATGCTGCCCGAGCTCCATGTGGTCGTTCGGGGACGGCGTCGCCGTGCAGGCGAGGCGGAAGGGCGTGGCGGCGAACATCCGCATCAGCTTGCGCGTCGTCGCGCCGGTGAAGCTCTTGATGATCGAGCTTTCGTCGAGGACGATGCCGGCGAAGAGCGACGGGTCGAAACGATCGACCTTGTCGTAATTGGTGACGTTGACGCCCGGGCCGACGTCGTCGGGCGTCGTGACGACGCGGGCCTCGATGCCGAACTTGTCGGCCTCGCGGGCATGCTGCGGCGCCACCGCGAGCGGCGCCAGCATCAGGACGGGCTTGTCCATGCGCTCCGAGACGACGCGCCCCCAATCGAGCGCGACGAGGCTCTTGCCGAGGCCGGTGTCGAGGAAGGCCGCGCCGCGGCCGGCGCGCAGCAGGAACGCGGTGACGTCGCGCTGGTGCGGGAACATCGCCGGATTGAGATCCGGCACGTCGTCGAAGCCGCGCGGCGGCGCCTCGATCGCCTTGGCAGCGAGCAGCCGCTCGTAGTCGGCGAGATGGGCGTTCATCGGCGGCTCTCCCTCAGGACGGCGGCGAAGCGGGCGCGATCGGCGTCGCTCCAGATCGACGGGCGGGCGGTGGCGCTCGGCGGGGCGACGGCGCGCCAGCAGAAGACGCGGACACGGAACGGGCGGCGACGGCCGGCCGTATCGCGCGGGCTGACGACGATCGCCCCCGTCTCGAC